ATCCTGCCCGTTTCGTATCTCGTCATTCAGAATCGACACCGCGTCCCGATACACCGCAGGATCGTTCGGACTTCGCTCAATGTACTTTTGTATCTTTTCCCATTCTGTCATAGCACAATGTACACCTCGTCCCCGTCCAGTTTCTCCCCATCCTCCCGGTTCCGTCCGATCTCCCGTCCCTTCTTCAGCACAGGACATACCGGAAACATCACCTAGTTCTCAGGATCCACCGACACAACATCCAGGTTCTCCGCACCATACGCACGGATCCATGTAATCAGCTCTCTGCCTGTCATGACTTCTTCCTCCTCCTTTGGTTCCATATATCCAACGCCTCCGCAGGGCTGTGCCGCCATCCGCCTTCCGCCCCGCACCCGCCGTCATCGTAGTCACACAAAACACAGAACCTGTCCCGGAATCTGTCCTTTCCGCCAATCACCCGGAGAAACAGATTGTTATTTCCACAGAACGGACACTTCTTCGGTTTAAAGTATTCATTCATCCAATCTCGCAGCTCCTTGCTCGTCACGTCAGCTCCTCCTCTTTCTTCTCTACAATGCGCCTCATTTTCTCAAGAAACCAATCTGCCTTTCTGCTGCACAACTTTGACATCCGGATCATTGCTCCGCTCATCCGAATCAGTGCACTTGCCACAATCCTGCATACCTCAAACCGCATACCATCCGCCCTCCTCAAAATAAAATAAGCGGGAACAAGCCTTTCAGCTCATTCCCGCAATCATGCGTCTCAGTATCTGTATTAATCGCAATCCATCAGCATGTCATCACCTTGGACTTCTCCGTCATAGAATGCTTCCCAATCCGGACACTCTTCAGGAACACACTTCTCGCTGTATTTGCCACACTCTCCTGCGTAACAGCACTTTCCGTTCCACCGGTATAAGTCCTCTCTTTTCCAAAACACAGGAACGTTTTCTTCCATCGTCGCTCACCGTCCCTTTCGGTTGCGTTTCCTGTCAGGTCCTCCCTTCGCCCAATAGCTTACAGCATTGTTGTACGCCCTGTCATGCTCCCTTCCGAGCGCTGCACCCCACATGAGCAGAAGCGATACTACCGCAACCACCGCAACTACTCCCCACTCGCCCTTGCCAATCGCAGTCGGTAATACCGCAACGCAGATCACAAACACAATCAGTCCGGTAACCACTCAGCGTCCTCCTTTCCGAAGCGTTTCCGCAGGATGTGTTCCCACAAAACCGCTCTGTCCTTTTGTGACTCAGGCCAATCGCAATTGTACGGATACTCCAGTCCAATCTCAGCAAGCCATTCCGCAAGCTTCTTTACGTCTACCTTCATGCACAACCGCCTTTTTTATTTTTCACAAATTTTTTCAGAACCATCACCATCCGGGGGTACATCTCACTGCTGAACCGGGGTAGTCGTTCCTTCCGTCTCCATCCTGCTGTCCGTCACTTCGTACCATCCGTCCCGTATCTCCACATCCGACGGCATCAGGACAATCTTATAACCCATCACGCGAATCAGCTCGTCCAGTTTGTCGGTGCTCATATTTTCACCTTTTGCCCGATTCAGTTTGTCACTCACAAACTGCGAGTTCTTCCCTACCATCCGAGCCAGCGTGTTCAGTCCGATGCCCTTCTGCTCCATGATGCACCGCACAGCTTTCTTTACCAACATTAGTGTCATCCCCTCTCGTTTCTGATTGGATTCTATCACAAGCTTTTTTTCTTGTCAAGGTTATATTCTTGCTTTTTTGTGATTTTGGATGCTGAGGGGGGTGAGAAGCTCCCCGGGCCTGGCCGCCTGGTTACCCCGGCGGCCGCCTCCGGCCGGATCCCCTCCGGATCCGCCGCGGCGGCCTCCTGGAAGGAACAAAAAAAACGACGACGACAAAGCAACGACAAAAAGCAAAAAAATATTTTTCCTCCTATAAAAATATGTTGACAAGAAAATATTCTTGTTGTAATATGTCCATGACAAGAAAATATTCTTGTAAATAAAATTTTAGGAGGAACAAGAAAATGTTAAACACCAGGAAAAGCGCAGGCAAGCGTATTACAAAGAAGGATATATATGCAAAACATGGTATATCCTTTGTCAACGGAAAAATTATTTCCCCTATTGGACCTGTCAACGAATTATTAAAAGAAGGCAACGACAAAACCGGAAAAGCTGTTTATACATTTTCCATGGTACCCGGGACAAAGGAATATACAGCGACTGTCAACGGCATTATTTTAACGGTAAAAGGAACGTGTGCATGCTGCTGCAAAGGCTGCTACGCAATGACAGGACGATATAACCAGGACAACGTTATAACGTCCATGGTAATCAATACATACCTTGTCAATAATTACCTTGCATTTGTCCAGGCGTGTATCATGGCGCAACTTGAATATATTGGACGCGGTGAAGTAAGAATTCACGCCGCCGGTGATTTTAAAACAGCGGAGCCGGAAAAGTATGCAGCAATGTGGCACAACGTCGCCGAAAAAAATAATACTTTCCGGTTCTGGACGTATACAAAAATTAAAAAATTTGAAAGTCTTTTTGACGACTTGAAAAACGCTAACATTGTAAAGTCTGTTGTTCCTGGTGTTGGTGTAAATTATGGCCATTGCGACTACATTATTAACGCCTATTATACTTTGCGCGAAATGGGCAAAAAAGTATATATCTGTCGTTGCGGAATTGACAAAAATCAACATTGTGAGAATTGCGGCATTTGTGCAACGTACGACTTTGTTCTGTTTATTGAACATAGTACAGAATACAAAGCCGAAAAGGATACTTTATACAGTAAATTGATTGAAATTATTAATAATCAATAAATACATAAAACACCGGGAAGGAAAAATAAACGTTCCTTCCCGGGTTAAACTTGAATTTATAGGAGGCGGCAAAAGTGAAACAACTTATAACAGGCAAGCGGATCCGGCGGATTATATCGGACGCGACAACGGACGCCGATATTATTACGCTGTTGAGATCTCATAATATCAAATATTCATATAGCACCATGGGCGGAACGTTGCATATACAAATTCCAGGCCGGAAAGGAATAATCCGGATATACAGCACAACAGCGGCCGCGCCTGGTGTATTCTATCCGTTTCCCGTTTTAAGTAAAGAATATTGATAGGAGGGATAAAACATGAAAACAATTGTACAGGTTGAATTCTTAAAAGTTGAACAAGGGGAAACATACCTTGTCAACGTGCCGACAACAGAAACGGCGGAGGATCTCGCCTATACTATCCGCAACGAATTGCACAAAGGCGGAACTGTTCTGATTAACATATACATTGATCATGTTTTCAGTATTGAGGAGGAATAAAACCATGAAAATAACTGTTAGTCAACTTGCAATGGCCATCAATAATTGCGCGCGTATTACGCCTGATTCGCTGCCGCTTGTGCCTGGTATGTCCGTTTTTGAAATACAAATATTAAACCAATATTGTCACATTGTCGAAAAAGCATATCATTCCGGCTGGTATCAAGAGGAGGCCGAAAAGATTGCGCGCGATATGTGCGAAAAAATGAACGCGTTTACCTGGCAAGTAATAAGGGTAAAATAATCCGTTTTGATTCTGTTTCCCGTTTCCGTTTCGATATGAGAGGAGGAGCGTACACCATGAAATACATTACACCCGCCGGATCCGTTTTCAAGCTTTACGGAAATATGCTTTCACAGTCGCACCTGTTGATTGCAGGCGCGACGGGCTCCGGAAAATCCGTTTTGATTAATTCCCTTGTTAGTACCGCGCTGTATGACAGCCCCGCAAGAAAACAGTTTATCCTATTGGACCCTAAAACCACGGAGCTGTGGCCCTGGGCAAAGTTGCCGCACTGCCTCCGCTATGCTTATGAAACGGACGAAATGATTAAAGCATTGCGGGATGCCGTCGGGATCATGGAAGGCCGTCTGCATCATATGCATTCAGTCGGGGAACGGATTTGGACCGGTTCAGAAATCTATATCATCATCGACGAACTCGCCGACCTGTTAACAACGGTAAAAGCAGACGTTGTCCCGCTTTTACAACGTATCTGTCAATTAGGCCGCGCCGCCGGTATCCATTGCATTGCTGCTACACAGTGCCTTCTGGCGTCCGTTTTGCCTACACAGATCCGGGTTAACTTTCCGGCTGTTGTGTGCCTCCGTACCGCAACGAAACAACAGTCCCGCTTTATCTGTGACCGGGCAGGTGCAGAGCAATTCCCAGACCCTAAAACCGCCGGAAAAGCGCTCGCTTTTTTCCGGACAGGTGCCGACATTAAACAGTTTGAAGTGTACCGAGTGCCGGAGGAGGAGCAGCAGCGCCTGGTGGCATGGTGGAACAGTCCGGATAGCGTAATAGGTTGAGAGGAGGAATAACAGTGAATAATTTTAGACAATGGATTGCGGACGTTTATCACTGCTCAGGATCCTGGGGGCAGGAAATGACAGCAGACGAAATGAAAACCATGCTTTCCGAAACACGCGCGCAATCGGATCCCGCCGATTATGTTCCGGATACCAGCCTTTCCGCCGCTTGTGCTGAGTATTGGAATCATTTGTGCAAGGTATACCCGGATTAATTAATACGGCTGTCCTAACGGCCATACGGGGAGGAGGAAAACCATGATTCCTGTTGTTGGTATTAATTCGTCGTCCGCTCCGTTTATGGCCGATATAGGGCGCTTGCTGAAGCTGTATGAAACCCGTTCCAGGCGCACATTACACCGGTTTGTTGGGCAGCGCGTCATCCTGGCAGAAACGAAACAGGGCGGATACCTGGCAATGTATTCCGTTGTTATTGATTCGGAGTTGCGTGTATCATCTTCGGAACAATGGGAAGCATTGCGGCCCGTTCACCGCGTCCCAAAGGGCAGCAAGTTCGACTGGAAACCAGATACAAAAGTGAAGTACTTGTACAGGATTAAAGGCCTCCGCCGGTTAAACCCGTTCATGGTCCCGGAAGGGATCCGGCACGGCCGCACCTGGATGGAATACAACAAGTAAAATCAGGAGGAATAAAACCATGAAAATCAGCAAAACCATTATCAATTATCTAAACCGTCATGTAAAAGAACTTATTGACGGGGAAAAGCTTTTTGCATATAGCAGAATCTTCTGGCTGAATAACACCACGATGGAGATTTATTGCTTAACCAATGATGAATATGTTTCCGGTGTAATTAATGGGGATAAAATTGCAATCTTTGACAAAGATTGTACGATTGTTCCTGCAATGGAGAAATAAAACCATGATCATCAACTGACACCGGCAGACGGGGCCTCCACCGGAGACCTCGTAGCCGATGCCAGGCATCGAGAACCGAAGTGCCCCAAAGCAGGACGCCGGAGAGAGATAATAAATGCGCTCTCAATTATCGGCATGGGTGGTAGCATTTCCCGTTCAGTCCCGGGTCGAGTATCATTGAAACAGGATTTGATGCCTGTCAGAACACCGACAAAGGTAGGGGTTAAATGGAGTCTGATGAACAGCTTCGGTTTTCGATTCCTGGTATCGGAGAAATGGAGGGTATATTATGAACTATCTTGTTATCGTCAAGTTTGAACTGAACGGAAAATGGTCTGAAATCTCCAAGGATTTCTGCTGCTATGAAACTGCACTCAACTACGCTCAGAACGAGTACGAGCGTAAAGCTGACAACATTACAGTTCTCCTGTATGAACTGAAGAAGTCTTTCAACTAATCATCGGAGATGCGGTAGCCGATGCCAGGTCATGGTCATCTGAACCTCACTTTCGCCCGCTCGGTTTGGTCGCCGAGCGGGTTTTTTGTCGTTCGTCACAAAATATTGTGGTATGTCCTCGATTTCAAATACGCTCGTTTGTGACACGCTTGTCCGTTCTCTATCACGCATCGTCATATTCCATCGTAATTATTTCATTTCTCATGTCAAAATCTTATTGCCAATTACCCCCGTTTGTGATAAACTATAGTCACATGAAAGGAGGCTGATGCCTTGTGAAAATCGGTTATGCTCGTGTCTCTACCCAGGATCAGAACCTTGACAGGCAGTTGGATAATCTCACAGCAGCTGGATGCGAACGGATCTTTAACGAGAAGATGACCGGCACAAAGTCCGACCGGCCAGAACTGAAGACAATGATGCTGACTCTCCGTCCGGGTGATACGCTTATCATTGATTCGTTCTCCCGTCTCAGCCGGTCCACAAAAGACCTGCTCGACATTGTCGAAAAGCTGACCGCAATGAACGTCCATCTTGTTTCGCTCAAAGAAAACCTCGACACCACGACCGCAACCGGCAAGATGATGCTGACCATGCTCTCCGCACTAAGTCAGTTCGAGCGGGATCTGATAGCCGAGAGAACCAGGGACGGACTCAAGGCAGCTCGATCCCGTGGTCGTTGCGGTGGCCGTCCCCGTGTCGGCTCAGACAAAGACAGAAAGCAAGCACTGGCTATGTACCATGCGAATGCTATGAGCAACTCCGAGATCGCAGAACGTTTCGGTGTATCCTTATCCACGCTGAACCGGTGGATCCGTTCCGAAAAGCATGGTTAATCCCTGCTCTTTTTTTATGCCCTTCTTTACTTAATCCGGATCAGCACCGGCCCGTCCTCTTCTGCCCACTTTGTTTTTCCAATAGTCAAAAGCAACGCCTGACGTCATAGGTATATATATATTATTTTTTATGGGACAATATATATATTTATGGGACAAAAGAAAAAAGGTATGCTTGTCTGCATACCTTCGTCGTGTTACTCGTCATCGTCCGGAATAGATTCGACGAGTCGTTTCCGTGCATCATCCGCGTTGAGATCCTGTAGCGGATTGTTGGGTGTCACTACGATCTGTTGCGTATCAGAATAGTTGTACCAGTTCTTACCCATGAAGCAACCTGTGCCAGGATTCAGTTTGTTTGACAACATAAGATCTGCCCATGTTTCCTCAAGAATGCTCATAGCTTTTTTTATGATGTCAGAGTGAGTTCCAACTCGGTACTCCCCGTTTTTCCATGTGTTCAGCGTTTCACGGGTTATGCCCAACCAATTACACATGCCAACGACCTGAGGCCTACGGTCATTATCAATACAATGTTGAAAGTATGCACCTATTCTCTGCTCCACCTGCTTTGGGTCGGATATATCAATCGGCGGAAGGTTCCACGAAACGAGCGCATTACGAACGAATCTCGACATCTCGCCCGGTTCAGAATCATTTGAGTCTGCCGAAAGGTCACGCATCCATTTTGCACCACGTTTTCCCTTTGCAATCTCGGTTACCTGTTCATCGGATAGCATGGTTTCGTTTTTCTTTGCCACGCAAATCACTTCCCTTCGTGTTAACTATACCACGTTTCGCATTTAAACGCCACTTTTACGGCTTCCACGTTTTCAATGGGTATTTATTCGTCCTCTGCTTTACTCGCATGATTTCGGCTGTTTCTGTTCGATTCTTCCATACGTACACGTTCCTGTTCCTTCATGACATCCTCCCATGACATATCGGCGTACCTCCGGACGGAGCGGTAGTGTTTCCAGAACCGATGACCTGCGTAGTGCAGGATCTTTTCTGTGTCGGGTGTTCCGGTGATGTGGGAGTAGACCGTAACGTTGTAGTCGTTGGGGATCGGAATGATTCCACCGGCACAGGCCTGATTGAAAGCTCCCTGTTCCGGGCAGTCCACTTTCTTGCGGTTGAGGATGTCTACGATTTCCTGTTGTTTCCCGTCCTGGCGCAGCTTGTCAAGGTTCATGAGGACAACGCCGAAATTAATGTAGATCGGATCGTCCGGATGTTTCTGCCGTTGCGGTTCCGGAACGCCTGCAATGTATGCGTTTGAGATGTCGATGTCCCACAGGTCGGAGATGTCATCCTGTACAATGGTGTCCACGTCCAGGGACAGAACCTTACTGTACGAGCTGAGAAGCGTAGGATAGATTGCCCGGATCATGCACATATACGTCCAAGTATTTTTATAGTTCGGTCCGTCCGGAGGGAAGACTTTCTGTCCTGACACGTTCATGACGTTGAATATTGGCGGAAGTTCTTCCTGCATATCGTAGTCATTATCCTCCGTGAAGAGATAGATCTTGTCCACAGGAGTGTGAAAGAGCAGGGACTTGGCTGATGTGAGCATGTCATCGTAGACATTCCGGGTTCCGCAGTAGGCGACGATCCGTTCCGGTCGTGATGGTTTCGCAGGCTTAAGGTTTGCGGGTATCTCAGCGACTATAGGTTCGTCCTCCATGGTTGACGCAAGATGCTCAAGCCACTCATGGAAAGACTTGTCATCGTTCACGAAATAATATTCCTGTTTCGTTTCGTTGTAGATGCTTTGGATAAGGCTTACCATTTCCGTTTCAGCCTCATCAAGGACGACTTCGGCATCAGCGTCAGACACCTGCTCAAGAAGGTTCTTGTGTCCTGCATAGAACCACCCGATACTTTCCGTTGAGTCGAATCGTTCCTGCTTATCCGGGCGGTAGATTGCGTAGTATGCATCGCATATTACCCGGTATGCCTGTATAGCTTTCTGTGTATCCTTGCCACGCTTCTCAAGCTCAAAGAAGATCTGTTCGTCTCTTTCAATAATGCTGAGAATCCTGCTCCTGTACCCTTCCTTTGTGTGACGGATCGAGTCCGGGCGGAACCGCTTGTAGTACAGATAGTTCGTGCTTGTGAGGTTTACCGCACGATGGTCTGCAATCTCAGCGAGGACAAGCGAGTTGAACACATAGTCGTAATGGAGTCCTGCGGTTGATGAAAAGCGCAGGTCATGTTCAAGCAGGAACTCACGGCGGTAATACTTGTTAGCGCAGCTGGCATAGTTCGCTACGTCGACACAGTTGATAAACTTCTCGCCGTTACACCATACGGTTTCAATGGCATACTTCCCCCAGATTAGATCGTAGTCATTGTTGGGAAAGTTTGCGAGGATCAGGTTCATTGCGGTTACGTCTGCGTACATGTCATCGAAATTGCAGAATGTAATCCATTCCGCATTGGTTTCTTCGATGCCGTAGTTCCGTGCCTGTGCCGTACCAACGCTGATACCATGGATCGGAAGGTACTGAATGTCGTAGGAATACCGGCCAAGAAACTCTATCATCTCACCTTCCGGACAGCAGTCCCCGTCCTGTACGAGCGTTACTATTACATGATTCATGTCTGCGTTCTGTTGATGCTCAAGCATATCAAAGAATGGCCGCCCGATTTCCAATGGTTCGTCATGGTGAGTGACGATGATGCCGAGATAGTTCTTTTGTTTGTTCACCCAAGTCATGCTCCCCTTTCTCATGTAGTTATAGTAATACATAGGCATGTTCCAAAGTGTGACGGACACATCCGGATTGTTTTGAATCATTCGCTCGTAGAAATCCTTATCCGATCCGTACGGGATATCTTTGAACCGGTTATCTCCGATAAACGACCGTCTCCAAGCCCTGCACCATGCCATGACGAACGTTTCATGTGGGGACGGAACCTTGTATCCTTCGCCCTTCCAAACAAAGGAGAAGTCAAGCACGTCAGAATCAATACAACGCAGCTTCTCTGCCAACAGCTCAAAGCAATACTCATGCAGGAAGTAATCATCGTCATCGAGGAACAGGATCCATTCACCCGTTGCAACGTCGAGTCCTCTGTTCCTGGCAAGCCCGTCATTGTGAACATCTGCAACGACAACACTCGTTGCGAAAGCACCGGCAACGCCTACAGAATTATCATCACAGGAGTCACACACAACGATCAACTCATAGTCAGTGAAGGTCTGCTTTTTCACGGATTCCAATGACTCGTGCAGGCGTTCCTCACCGTTATGTGTCGGGACGATGACGCTGAAGAACGGTTTACTCATCCGTGTTCACGTCCTTCTTCTCCAGGAATCCGCATTCCTCCATCACTGCCCTGTTCGCACGTTTGATGACCATCCATATCACTTTGGCAGGAATGTTGTTCCGCAGGCTGTAGTCTTCCACGGCGTACTGATCATCTCCCCACCTGGTTGTGTAGTACATCTGAAGGATGTCCTGATCCGTTTTGACATACCGTGTTGTGAACAGGTGGTGGCACACCGCATAGATCTTCTGATCCGGCAGGGAAAGTTTCTCCCACACGAACCCGTCACGCTGGAGCGCAAAGTATGTCCTCCACATATGGTTCGCAGTGCCTCGCCACCATTCAATGCTTTTCATTCTGTTCCTCACCTCCGTATGGAAAGTCTGTGTTGCCGTGTTCCGTCATGATTGCGATCCGCTCGTCCAATTCCTCAAGCCGGTCAGCGGATTCAATCAGCACCCGTATTCTGTCACGGGTCAGCATTCCTCCTGCGTCAGCCATGAGCCTGAGTTTATGTATCAGCGTATCCACGGGTGTCTGTCTCCCCATTCCTCCGATCAAGTTTTGCCACCTCCGTCAAGCATTTCGTCCGAGTAGATCATCTTCCCGACATGTCCGCAGGAGATCCGACTGTCGCACCAGATCCTGGACGGTTTGATCTGATTTACCCGGTAGCAGAAGGAGATGTCTTCTCCTGCCCAGGGATACGGCGTGAAGGGCGGACCGTATTTTTCAAGCACCTCTTTCAGCAGGGATGTCTTGGTCATGACGCATCCGAATCCGCATCCGCCGACAGGAAACAGTTGGTTCTGCGGATACCTGGTGTAGTCCACCAACCGTGACACGACCTTCCCGTCCACATTTTCCGGTGGTTCAATCTTGCTGTACAGTACAGGTGTCACTGGCCTGTGTCGTTTCACATACAGTGCGGTAGCCATCTCGCAGTCCGGATTGTTCTCGATGTCCTCACGGAGGCGCATGAGCGTTTCCGGCGGGAACACCATGTCACTGTCGAGCCATAACACGTAGTCGAATCCTTTTTCTACTGCAACGATAGCCATTTGATTCCGCGAGTCATAGATGAGCGAGTTTGGCTTGAACCATACGTTCACGTCCTCGCCTTTCTGCATGTAGAGTAAACTCTGTGCGAATTCCACCGGCACATTGTCCATGCATGGGATAGCTATGAGTGTTTTCATGTCATTTTCTCTCCTTTTTGTCCAATTTTTATACGGTGTCGCCTGTTTTTATACGGTGTGTTTTAAAAACCGTATAACTCTGCAAGCGTTGATTTATAATGGTTTCAGGTACGTCTTATACGGATTATACGGTTTATACGGTGTAGTTTTTATCTTACGCGCGCGAGTGTGCGTGAGTCTGATTTCAAATTTTTTCGTATTTTTATCTAAAATATTATGTGTGTGTCTG